TGGTATGCCAAAAATCCATTTGAATACATAGAAGGCTGCAAGTCGGGCTAATTCCTTGATCACAGCATCTACTATACTGGCAAAAAAGCCTTTTATGGATTCTCCAAAAGATTCAGTCCCCGAAAGGATATTATAAAAAAGATCCCCAAGGGCACTCTGAGCAGTATTAACAAAATCCGAAATAGCAGATTGTATTTCCCCGGTAGCATCTTTATATTTTTCTCTTAAATTGTTAAAAAAAGTATCCCAGGGTCCTATATCGGGGGGAACTAATTTTGCCATTGCTTTTTCATACCATTCCGCAATCAGTACCGCCGAGACCCCAGCCTCTTCAAACACCTCTTTTTGCTCATCAAGTTTTTGAATATTATAGGATAATGAATCAGTCATTTCTAATATCCTATCTTTAATATCCTTAGTAGATTCTGCTAGCAGGTCTTTTTGTTCTTTTTCTTTCCTCTCTGCCTCGGTAATTCTATCTACCCCTTCCAACTCTAATTCTCTCGCAATACTTGCATTACGTATCATTATCTCCTGGACTGCTAGGCTATAATTTGCTTCCTTAACTACTTTTATATAATCATCATATCTCTCATTTATTTTCTTTATCTCTACTTCGTAAGGGAGATGAGTAAATTCATATATAGTATCAGTTATTGCCTTATTAGCCCTTTGTGCTGCCTCTATAATAGTTGTGCTTAGGGGGACTACCTTATTTAATTCCTCATAAGCTTTTACCATTCTTCTTGTTGCATTCTCATTATCAATAACCTGTACAGTCGCCTGCAAAACCACTGCAGAATCTTCTCCAAACTTTGTTTTAGCTTCAGCCAAATTCGCTATCAGAATCTCATGCTCTTTATTTAATAGACTGGTCTTTTCGGTAAAATATTCAGCATCTTTAGGTATTTCCTCATATTGTTTTTCTAATATCCTTAAATCATATATAACTTTATCCAAACCTACTATTGGAGTAAATTCTGCACCTGTAGCTCCTCCTACTGCATCTTTAATTTTTTCAGTTTCTTTTTCTACTTCGGGGAGGATTGTCCCAAAAACACTTAACAATGGTTCTTTGACATTCTTTTCGGTTACAATCTCCATTATTTTACCAAGTGCAGTTCCACCAGCTGTTATGCCTTCCCCAAGTTCAGCAGGTATATTTTTCCCCCAATCAAAAAGCCCCGTCAATACTCCATATTTAATTGGTGAACGACTTCTTACGTGGGGGGCTATTTTTTCTTCAGTAATAAACTTCATCGCTTTCTCAGCTCTTGGGCCACCACTTATTATCCCTTCTGAAAGTCCTTCAGTAATTTTTTTCCCTGCTTCAGTCGCTTCTGCAGCCAAATCATCCATTACTTTTTTAATTCTTGGACTGGTTGATTCCTCTAATCCTGTTACGAGAGCTTCTCCTGCTTCCGTTCCGGCATTCTTAGATTCGGTTACAACTTCGCCTTTCTTTTTACCAGTAAAAATTTCTTTTATTTTATCCCAAAGGTCTGTTATTTTTTCAAGTGTATCCGTCCAAATTTTCTCGGCATCAGCTTTAATATCTTCCCAGACATCACTAATAAATTCAGCTAAGGAAGGGAGGGCCTCTTTAATCCAATCTTTTAAAGCATCAATTCTATCAGTTATTGCTCCAGTAATTGACTCCCAGGCAATCTCTGTCTTTAATTTGATGTCATCCCAGATATTCCCGGTATTAACTTTAATATCATTCCAAATATTATTTATGGTATCGGCCAAGGGCGTAGTGAAAATTTCAGATATTCTATCCCAGGTCTGTTTTACTTCTAAAGATATCTGATCCCACCAATAAGAAGTGGTGTAAGAAATTTTATACCAGTTATCCTTTACCAGATTGACTATGACTTCCAATCCCTTATACATCCATTCGGCTATTTTATTCCACCAATAAACAGTAACATCATAATCTTTATTCCAACCCTCTCTTATATAATCAACTAAGGGGTCTAATATTAAATAAGTATAATCGGCAATTGTATATAATGCCTCTTTTATTTTGTCTGCCATTAATATCCATTTGTTATCTGTATTGGCTACTATCATATCCCACCATTTATTGAAATTATCGTATAAACCCGACAACCATTTAGGAACATTCTCTCCAAAATTTTCCAGAGTTGCCCAAGTCAGACCAATTGCAAGGGCTACCATTCCAGGTATACCGGAGAAAAATGTTACTAACCACAATAATGGTTCTTTTACCGCAACTATAATTTTACCTATTCTTCCTATCGCTAGGGCAACCGTACCAAGTATCACAGCCCAGGCTGCCAATTTAGCAGTCCCCCTAACAATACTTGAAAATAAATCCGGGTAGGTTTTCATCCATTCATCTATCGAATCAATGATCTCTGAAGTCTTATCTAACATTTTATTGATATCTTCTTCCAGAACTTTACCAACATCTTTAATGAAGTTTTTAAATCTATTCTGTAATCCGGTTATGGAGGCCTGACTTGATTCTGACCATTTAAAAAAGGCCTCATCTGCAGCCCCTGTACCCGCTTCGACTCCTCTTATATTTTTTTCTAATAAGGTAAACCCGGCAGCGCCCAAGGCAGTAAATCCTAACATCGCTTCTTTTCTGCCAAATAATTCGGCTAATTTTTCTGAACTGCCACCAGTTGTTTCTTGAAGTTTTCTTAATACCCCTACAAAGCCTAATTCTTTTATCGCTGCCTCTGCTGTCTTAAAACCCATACCTTCAATAGCTTTAGTCATTGCCTCAGTAGGTTTCATTAATCCGACCATTATTGCCTCATATTGGACCCCTGCTTCGGCAGCACTACCGGCTGTCTGTGAACCTAAGGCAATTGCTCCGGCCATCTCTCTTTGATTAATCCCCAAAGTATGAGATATTTTTGCTAAACCACCGATTATAGGGATTAATTCTGAAACTTGAACCTGCCCGTACCTTTCTATAGCATATAATAGGTCTGCTGCCTCGGTGGCACTTTCCACTGCTCCCTCATAACCAGCCATTATTTTGGTAAGTCCTTTAACTGTTTCTGATTGGTCTACGTGTGCGGATTTGGCAAGTTTCGCTGAAACGGTCAAGGTATCCAGGGCCCGTACCGGATCGGTTACCCCGGCTGAAATAACCTGATAGTAGCCTTTTATCAATTCTTTGCTACTACCTAATATTGGGTCAAGTTCTCTTAACTTTGCTTCTATCTTGTCAAAGGGTTCATCGGTGACTTTAGCCATATCGATTAATGCCTGCTCGTAGTCGGCAAAAGACAAAAATGCCTTGGTAAAGGCAGCCATAACTATTCCACCTGCTATTACAGCAGTTTTACCCATAGCGGTTATTCGATCAGAAAATTTACTAACTTGGGCACTTGCTGTATCCAAAGCACCTTTCAAATTAGAGGCATCACCTAGGATTTTGACTGCTAATTCCTCGGCCATTTTAACTATTCACCACCCATTATGTAAAAATTATTCCTTCACTCCTATAAACTTTGAAAAACCCTTATAGAAACAATACTTTAATTTATAAATTTCGCGGGCATCCTTCATCATCCAATCCAGGTCATCAAGGCAGATAGCAAGAATATCCCTATAACCATAATTATAGGCAAAGGATAGGGTCTTAATTATCTCTTGCCATCCGCCGGCCTGAAAAACTTCTCCATGCCTGCCAGGGTCATTATCTCCGTTTGCACCCTTTCGTAATCATCGACATCAATCATTTCTTGTAAGTCCTCAGTCGTCAGGCCTTTTGCGTTATCATTAAACTTTTTAATTACATATAGTAGAGTGTAGAAACCAAAATCAAATACCCCATCCTCATCATCCTTTTTTATCTTCCTCTTTTCTATATTCAATTTTTTCATATCCAGCATAGAAAGAGGTTTAATAACATATTCATTCCCTTTTATTTTAACTGGGGAAGTAATAACTTTTTTATCTTCAGTTTTTTCTTCTTTGATTGGATTATAACTATCTTTTTCACCGACAACTTTTAGTCCTTCAAGTTTACTTTCATCTATTTTGGTAACCTTTTCAGTATCTGACATTTTAATTTACTCCTTATAAAAATTTATGGGGAGTTTACAGGCACTCCCCAAGCCTTTTACTTTTTATACAATTTCTTCAGAATACCCTAAATCACTAACCAGAGCACCCTATTTAACGAAATTTCATCCTACCATTAGGGGTTTTATATGCCCTTAATAACTGGCTTCAGTATTAATCAGAGTAAATTTAATCGGACAAAGAATACCTGCACTAGCATCATATTTAGCTTTGCCAGTAACCGCACAAGTCAATCTTCCTGGTCCACCAATATTAATAGGATAAGTAAGATATCTTACTGAAGGCATATCAATCTGCAGGGTATAGTAATATTTATTACTATTAACAGTTTCACAGAGAGCCCCTACAAATTTAATTGTAAAGGATCGTTCTGTTCCTGAAATAAAATTAGCATATTCGGTCCGATCTACGAAATCGATAGTAAAGTTAACCGGTATGGATCTAATCCCATCTCGAATAATCTTTCGTGGTATAGCAGTATTATTAAGGGCGTATTTAGCCACACACTTATTATCAAAACTTATCCCAAAACTCTCTATATCATTCATAGCACCGACTGCCGGAACAGTGCTAGCTGCACTTATCGTAATAGTAGCGTTTTCCCAGACGAAGGGGTTAGTGGTCTCAAGCGCCTTGGTTAATTTTGGTGTGTCGCCTATATCCTTAGCGATAATTCCGCAGGTAGCCTTTAGAATCTTGTCGGTAGTAGAAAAGTTTAAGGCCAGAGTATTAACTATTGCACCCTTAAACTGGAAAGAATTTCCTTGATCCCGGTAGACTTCCAAGGTATAAGGGTTAATCGGACAGTCAGCAGAAAAATCATCGGCCTGTCTAGGTCTAAATATATGCTGTTTCGAATCGGTAGCATTGGTAGTCACCAGCCTTCTTACATCGTCAATATGGATAATACATTCGCCTAGATCAGTAACCATTTTTATTCCGATACTGATTATTGCATCGAAATTGGTCATAGTTTCCAAATCTATGGTACATTCTGTCCAAACTCCAGCAGCCAAAACAGGAAGATCCATGGATTTTAAAGTAGTACCTTCAACACCGCCACATTCAGCCACTTCACTAATCATCAATACCAAATCTCCAATGCCTTCACAAGCGACAGATGATTTTATCCAAAGTTTGATATGGGTGTCATTTACCATACTTATACCTGGAGCTTCAGAGACTTTTTCTGTAGCCAAAATGACACCGCCATTCACCGCCACTCCAGTAGTAACAATTATTTTAACCGAACTAGATCCTTTCTTTTTATCAATATTGTCAATAGTAGAATATACTCCATCATGAACTTTCTCATTCCAGGCATCCTCGCAATTTTCCAATTCAACCACTGCCGTACCTGCTGGGTCTGGACTTGCGGGATATTGTTCATTAATGGCACTTCTTAATATATGACCGAAACTTGCAGGATGTACTTCTAATACGATATCACCACCAAAAGACTTTTCGCCCTGGTATGATTTTGGCTCATCAAGTATCCCCCTCTGTATTGCACTTATAACCTCTTCAATATTTTCGGTCAGGGTCTCACTGACAAATGGTAAATGAAAATCATTAGCTCCTTCTACCCAGGTTCCCCATTCCGTTTCTTTTAAAATTCCTATGTGTCCTCTTGATCCTTGTGGCATTATTTGTCAACTCCTTTCTTTTTAGATTTTTTAATCTCTAATTCCTCAGGAATATCTTCAAAAGGTTTCGACTTGCCCTTTGTAATTCCCCATGTTAAATTACTTTCAATTTTAACTTTCTTTTCTACATCAAGTTTCGAAATAGTAGGTTTATATTTTGATTCCTTCTTCCTCTCTTTTACTTCATTGAAATACCCAGAATCTAAATACCTTTTGACCTCTTTTTCATCATCGAAAGTTACAATTTGATTAGGTTTAAATACACCTATTCCAACAATCTCAAGTTCTCTACTCCGATTAAATTTTAATTTCATAAGATCACCTTCTTTTTAAGTCGCTATCCTCTTAATATATTCGACTATGGTAAGCGAAATTCTAAGCCATATATCACCTTTAGTCCCCCAGACGAATTTACTACTGGCCATCTCCCCTTGATAACAGTAGTCGCTCAGAGTTAAATCAGCCCTCAAGGCATTCCGCATGGTTTCAGTCAAAGTTATAATCGATTTTGCATTGGCTTCGGTATCCTCAAATTTCTGCAATATTAGAATCCCCACGGTGTATTTTTCATCATGGACAGATTGCTGGGCTATGACCGGAAAGTTTTCATCCAGCATAAAGGGCTCGCCAGTCCCCACGCAGGCCACCGGGTAAGCGGAATAAGCTGTCTGATCCCCGAAATATACACCCTTTAAATCAGTATCGTTATCCACAATCGCAATGACTTTATCTAACACGTCAGATAATCCCAAAATAAACTCCTCCTAAAATGCTTTAGTAACCCCCTTAAAGATTTTAGACAATTCATCATTTAAACCCTTGCTAATTATCTTTAGGATCTCCCCCTTATTCCGCTTTAAGGCTGGGTACAAAAAAGGCCGGGCTTCCTGCCCTTCAAAACCAAACTCAAGCCTCCGGGCATACACCACATTCGTTCCTACCTGAGCATTACCCGGAATCAGCCGGGTAGCGATAGACCGCCTTAGAGTGCCAGTCAGCACTCCCGGGGGACCGCCAGGTGGGCTGGGAGAAGTGCCAAAAGATTTTTTAACATCCCTTTCGACGAGATACCCTGCTTTTAGTAGGGCTTTATCGATTTTGTCCTGTGCCACTTTACCGGCTGATCGAAACTTATCAGCCAGTTCCTTCCCGTTCAAAATTTCTAATTTGACAAACTTTTTAGCCATTTCTATTTGACCTCCGCCAGATAAACCTTAAAAAAGGATATCCCGGAATGGGACCAGGGCATAATCCGTTTGACCAGATATTCATCGTCGCCATCTACAATTTTATAGCCAGTCTTAAGATCCTCGCTACTTAGGCAATACATTTTATGGGAGATACTGGTTCTTAGATAGGTACTCTGGAAAGCAATTACATCGCCAGGGGAAGCGGGAAATATACAGCATTTTAGAGTGAGATTTATATTGACCCAGGCCTCGACCGCTGCTCCGGTCCCAGAAGCTTTTCTCTTGCTTACCACACTCAAATTCAAAAAGTCTTTTAACGGCATAATTAACAACCTCTTTAAACAGCCGCTAAAATTAATCTGTTATTTATATAAGGCTTAATTTTAATATCGGCTTCGGATACCCCGGTTAAATACTTATGGCCATCATCCCTGGTGTAGCCGTAATCCCCCAGTTTTTCGCTTTTAAATTCTCCATAACTACTGTATAGGGAACTATCATTTTCGTGCCTGGCCAGGATTATGCAGGCATCTTTAATCGCTTGAGGACAACTATAATGACCTATAGTTCCTTTGATTTCTACATTTCTTACACCTTTCGGGAAATATCCATTAAGATAAAATTCCGACGGTTCCATAAGGGTCCCTGGTTCGTGAGTAATCCCTTTAGGATTCCGATAGATACAATCCTCATCCCAGGCCCAATTAGTTATAATAGAAACAGTATCATCCGCCTCTAGAATAACTTTTAAAGGTTTCTCCAGGGTAAAGATAGACTTTCCGTCCCCGCCAGTAACAGTATTCCCCAGGATCAGACAGCCCCAGAATTTATCAACCGCCTCGGAATTATCCTCAATCCCCAAATAATAATTCTTATAGTAATCTGCGGTGGTAGAGATAGTCAGGGTAACAGTATATTCTCCAGCAGTACCGGAAATTTTTCCTTCTCCAGTTATATCGGTGGTAGATAAGGCGATAGTATTAATGGCCAGATAATTAATCGATAATATTTTCTGCCTGATAGGTAGGAATATTCTATCCCGGCCATTCCCATTTAAGAATTCAAGGAAGGTCTTAGGGTAAAAATAATCATGGGTTATCTGTTCCACCCGGGCTTCCACTGCATCTATAACGGCCTGGCGGTCAGCTAGGCTTTCCCCTTCGCCAACATCTATGGTATGGGTTCCTACCCCCACATCTGTTAAGTCAATAGCTTCTCCAGCAGCAGCATTAACCGAAGAACTTGCGACCTGAATAATAGTCTCGTCAATTCTAATCGCATAATAAATTACCCCTGTCTCAAGTCCTCCTGGCAGAACCCCGGTAGAACTAAACTTTATCTTTGAACCCGTAGGAATATCTAGACCTACCGTAATCTTATCTTCTGTAATATTTACCTTATCAGTAGTAAAATCAGCAGTAGCACTAACCGCTACTCCCCAGTTATCTACATCATCCTCAGTTATATATTTGCCTATAGCTTTTTCTGGCATTAAAGATCACTCGCAATCTTATTTATTCCTCTTTGCCCACAAACTTCTCGTTTAAGTAATTTTGAGACTACTTAATTAGTTTATTCGGTCCCTAAATCGACCACGAAATAGTTTACCTTTTTGCTGTCTAGTTCAGCAGGGGTGGTTATAGTTCCATCATAGACAGTAAAATATCCCTCAGCAGCTACTACAGATCCAACGCCATCAGATATAGATTCGGCTCCGCTAACTAAAACTACTCCATTCGCATGGAGGCCTTCAACGGCAATTTGTCCAATAGTGCCTCCCGTTCCAGTAGTCCCCTGTCCTGCTGGGCCAATCCTCGCAAATGCTGTTGCAAGAATCCTGCTTATTATTTGATTTATATCAGTGTCTAAATCTCTTACTTTAGTTAAATCCATTTTTACTTCACCTCACTTAACCTATTAATTAATTCTTTCTTCTTAATATGTTTATCAAATTCGATTCCTTTCTCCTTAGCTAATTTTTTAGCTTAAAGAAATTCATCTCCTCATATTCTGATAAGTCTTTAACTACACTTATAAAGGGCAGTTTACTTGCATCCTCAGCAAGTTGAGGATCATTCGTTGGAAATATCTCGTTTCGAGCGAGATAATATCTTACCCCGCCCGAAAATATATCCCGAGAACCTGCCCGGTTGATTATCTTATATCGCATAAATACTCTTCTTATCTT